GTGAGTGACATACTGTACAGCAAAATTCTACCAATGCGAATGGCGGCGATGTACTATAGTACTCTAGCATACACCAACAAGTCGATAAGGAGGTATCTCATGCAGCAAATGATGCTTTTAATGGCTATGCTTCGTGGTTCTAGCTGGCAGACTTCGGCGTTGATAGGCGATTCGCGTTTCATGGTGCTCTGTGCAGTTTCTGGTTCTGGAGATGTAGCGTCCATGCTCGATAAAGCACCTAAGAGAGTGAGTCAGTACCTCACATTTACCGACTACTACACCTTATTCAAACTGCGGAAATTCGGCTTGACATACAGCGGTGGAACAATGAAGAGAACGCCGCTTTTTGACTTGCCCATGAGGTTTATAGCAATTGAGAAAGATATACCTCTCATGCAAATGTGGCACATACGCAAGGCTGACCATGCTACAAAATGCTTTATCAAACTGCGCGACGGTGTTCGACTAGAGCAGCAGTCACGCCAGAGCTATATCAGACATCTAGAGCTCCAACTGGATTTCATAGAGCGAATCAAGGATGGTGTAACACAGGGCGACTTTGATTTCTTGATGGATTTTTCGCCAAATACGCCGTACTACAATCACCTTTTTACTTCAGCATTGGTATGGAAGGGCGTTCAAGGCATTGATGCAGGCAAGAGGACGACTCCTACGAAGTTGTCCATCCGCGCTCTATTTTCCGACCACAACTGCACCACGGTAACTTATGATAAGGTGACGAAGCTGTATGATATCAGATCGTCTAGGGTGGCTGACGCCATGCGAGAGTTACTTAGAGAATATGGGGATCCCGTATCGATATATAGTTTGATGTATAACATAGCTATGGGCGATAAGAAGCGAAATATCTTTGCAACACATCCAAAAGATTCAAAATCGAAGAATAGAGAAATACCCCAAATGACCTCGTACATGCGTGTCTTTCAGTTCGCATCGGAGTCTTTATGCGAAATATACACCGACTCTGACCCGTCCGACATGATGCAGAATCCCGAGAAGTTTAGCCGCTTCGCAGTAAATTTTAGCAAAGCCATGAAGAGTGGTGGCATAGCTCGAAGCGAAGACAAGGAATTCTTTTGTGGCTGGATGCAACCCGAATTCATGGCGCTCGTCATATCAACTGTAGCTCATCTCACAGGTAGCACTAGTTTGATTTCGGCAGCTTCCATCATGCGCACTGATAAGAGTAGATACAGTATAATACCAGATGACTGCAATCCAGATATACTTGGCGACCTACCTAGAGAGTATGTTAGAGTGCACAAGAATAATAGAGTGTACATGAGGCCAATGATACTGAGTCGAACACACATGGGGCAGGGTGTTAAAGCCATGGCAGCTGCTGTCGTGAATACAGTAACTAGTGTAGGTGCTCAGAAGATGTTCGACGAAATGTGCTCACACATCAAAGAGAGCGACGTCGTAACTACGAGTGATGATGCTGCACGCTACGTCGTGATGCACGAGGCTTCGAAGTCACACGCCCAGTCGGTAGCAAACTGGCAGTTTGATGCAAACATTTCAATGCTCAAGCACACAATGATGCGAGATTCCACAGATAAGGCAATCGAGTCATATCGAATGGCCGAGTTCAACAACGTGGTCTGCGGGCCAAATGGGTTGTATCCACAATCGTTTGTGCATTGTCATCTTGGAATACAACCTCTCACAGGTCTGACCGTAATCGATGACATACTCGATTGCATTAAGAGAGCTCGATCGAGCATAACTTGGGGCGACTCAATGGATGTCGTTCGTTCGATATACGATGCAAATTTGGTATCCTTACGTCAAAAGTGGCTGCTCAAAATGGATGAGTTGGACTATTTAATCGAAATTGGCATGCTCCCCAAGGACG